TTTTCCATATAGAGAAATGGTAAAAGAATGGAACGGTTCATGGGTACATACATCTGAATTTGAAGCAAAACATCCTCAATTAGATCCTAAGCCACATATGGCAGATCCTGTAGCGTTATGGAATGCAAGACCTCAAAGACCTGCACCTGTAACAGTTTATTTGGATCCACAATATTGGCCAGGGCAGTTTACATCTAATGGTATGCAGCCATCTGTAGATCCATTAGAAGAAAATAACAAGAGACAGTTGGGAGCAAGAGTAGGGAGTGTTACAATAACAATTACATAATATGACATACGCTGAATTATTACAAAAAGTTAGAGATTATACAGAAGTTGGATCCACTGTTTTAACAGATTCTATCATTCAGGGTATGATTAGAGATGCAGAACTTCGTATTTTTAGAGAAGTAGATGCAGATTACACTAGAGAATATGCTACTGCTAATTTAAACATAAATTCACCATATTTAGATTTACCTAGCTCTCCAGCAACTACAGGAACTAGAACTTCTATTATTGTTAGATCAATTTTGGTATTTGATTCTAATCAAAGTCCAACTACAAAAGAATACTTAGAAAAAAGAGACACAAGTTTTATATTCGAATACAATTCAACAGGAGCAACAGGGGTTCCAAAATACTATGCTAATTGGAAAGAGACTACATTGATTATGGCTCCAGCTCCAGATGCTAAATACAAAGTCCAGTTAAGTTATATCTACTCACCTGATGAATTATCAGCTACAAACACAGAAACTTATGTGTCAAAAAATGCTCCTGATCTTCTATTCAATGCTGTTATGGTTAATGCATACGAGTTTCTAAAAGGACCTATGGATATGTACAAAATCTATTCAGACAAGTATAATGTAGCTATACAAAGTTTTGCGTTAGAGCAAATGGGCAGAAGACGTAGAGACGAGTATACGGATGGAGTGCCAAGAGTGAAAATTCCTGCGCCTTCACCGAATAATTAAAGATTTTAATAAGGAGAAACAACATGGCAATCACACAAGCAGTAGCCAATTCATTTAAAAAAGAAATCCTAGAGGGAGTTCATGATTTAGAGAGTGGTGGCGACGTATTTAAATTAGGTTTATACACATCAGTAGCAACTTTAAGTTCAGCAACAACTTCATACACTACTTCAAATGAAGTAGCAGCGTCTGGACAATATGCAGCTGGTGGTGGGGTATTAACTAACCAACAAGTTTCATTAGCAACAGGCGGTGTTGCAATTGCAGACTTTAATGATTTATCTTTTACAGGTGTAACATTAACTGCAAGAGGTGCTTTAATTTATAACTCAACTGAAGCTAAAAAAGCAGTTTGTGTTTTAGATTTTGGTGCTGATAAAACTGCAACTTCTGGAACATTTACAATTCAATTTCCAAACTTTACGAGTTCGTCAGCTATTTTAAGAATCGCATAATTTAACAGGGAGGCCCGATGGCAGATATTACAGTACAGGTATCGTCAGCGGGTCTTACCGCTTATGGATCTTATTCATGGGGATCTTTTTCTTACGGTGGTAATCAACAACCAAGCGTAACAGTTCAATCAGGTACAGAGGCTTTTCCTAATCAAGGATGGGGATCAGATTCTTGGGGCGTCGAGAATTGGGGAGAAAGTGGAAACGTAGTTTCACTAACAGGACTTCAATTAACATCAAACTCAGGTGAAAAGGAAACTTGGGGACAATATGCATGGAATGCTTCATCAACAGAATGGGGTGGACCATATATTACTCAAGTTGCAATTGGTCAACAAATTGTTGAAACAGGTGAGGAAGTAAATTCAACTGTAGCAAGTGTAAGTATTACAACTGCAACTGAAGTTTTCTTAAATGAAAACCCATTAAATGCTTTAACGATTTCAGAAGGTACAGTAGATCCTGCACCAGATGTTATGCCATCAGGAGTACAATTAAGTGCATCTTTAGGAACAGTCGTTGCTCAAAATGAACAAGGTTGGGGTAGAGATGATTGGGGTGTTGAAGTATGGGGTGCTGAAGGTATCTGGTCTTTTGTTGATGTTACAGGAAACAGTTTATCAGTTGATTCAGGCATACGAGAAACTTGGGGTCAAGATGAATGGGGAGCAACTACTACAGAATGGGGTGGAAGCGATGTTACAGAAGTAGATATTTCTATTAATGTAAATGTTACTTCCGAATTTACTCCAGGTTGGGGTGCTGAAGTTGCTTGGGGAGCTCAATCATGGAATCAAGCAACTGTTGATATGTCTATGTCAATGTCTGAAGGAACAGTAGATCCTGCTCCTGATACTGATATAACAGGTGTTCAATTAAACACAACAATTAATGTAGTTTCAATTCAAGCAGATGCAAATCTTACTGTTACAGGTCAACAATTAAGTATTACGCTTGGAGATGAAAATTCTGAAGCAGTTACAATAGCTAGTCCTACTGGTATTGAATTAACCTTTACTTTAGAGGGTGCAACAGCAGGTTTAAGTGTAGAAGCTGAGCCTACAGGAGTGACAAGTACCACATCTACAGGTATAATAGGATTAAACGCATGGGAGCTTGTAGACTCTGGAACAAGTCCAACTTGGACGGTAGTTGACAAGGCAGCGTAATAGAAATAAAATTAAAGAATTAATAAAGGATAAAAATTATGGCATCAAGTTATTCTACAGATTTAAAACTAGAACTTATGGTAACCGGTGAGAACGCTGGTACATGGGGTGATAAAACAAATACAAACTTAAACTTAGTACAACAAGCAATTGCAGGTTATGAAGCTATTGATGTTGCATCAGCAGATGTAACTTTAGCTATGACTAACGCAACTCTATCAAACGCTAGAAACATGGTTCTTTCTTTAACAGGAACTTTAGCGGGTACAAGAGTTGTTAATGTTCCAGATGGAATTGAAAAAACTTACATTGTTGCAGATAACACTACAAGATCAGGAAACACTTTAACTATTAAAACTGTTTCTGGAACAGGTGTTACAATTCCAGAAGGTAAAACTATTTTAGTTTATTCAGATGGTACAAATGTAAACGATGTATTCTTTTTAGCAAATGTTGTGGAAGATTCTACACCGCAGCTTGGTGGGGATTTAGATGCCAACGGAAACAATATTTTAATTGATAATGGAAACTTTATCGGTGATGAAAATGGTTTAGAGCAAGTTAAATTTGCAACTACTGCATCAGCGGTAAATGAACTGACAATTACAAATGCAGCAACAGGTAATGCACCTGAAGTATCTGCTACAGGTGGTGATACTAATGTTGATTTAAATTTAACACCAAAGGGTATTGGTAGAACAACTTTCAATGGTCAAGGTAAAATTCAAAGTGTTGCAGAAAAAGTTACAACTGAAGCAACGGCTGCTACAGGAACAGTTAACTATGATGTTTTAACACAAGCAGTATGGAATTTTACAACAGATGCATCAGGTAACTGGACATTGAATATCAGAGGAGATGGCTCTAATTCATTAGATTCAATTATGGATACTGGAGAATCATTAACAGTAGCACACATCGTAAAACAAGGTGGAACTGCGTATTACAATTCAGCTGTACAAGTTGATGGATCATCTGTTACACCAGAATGGCAAGGTGGATCAGCACCGACAGGTGGAAACACTGACTCACTTGACGTTTATACGTATACTGTTATAAAAACAGGTGCAGCTACATTTACAGTATTAGCAGCACTAACACAGTTTGCATAATAGGAGGATTATAGAAAGATGCCTTTATTAGGAACAAGAGCAGCAGGCTCTGGAAAAGGATTTGGTTTTGGAGGTGGATTTGGTCCACCTATTGATTTTCAATATTTAGTAGTCGCTGGAGGCGGAGCATCTGTAGGTTCTGGAGGAGCCGCTGGAGGCGGAGGCGGAGGCGGATACCGAACTTCTTTTCCAGGTGGAACAGCTATAACACTTGTAGGAGGTGAAAACCCAATTACAATAGGTACAGGAGGCACAGGAGAAAATAGTTACAGTCCAAATTCAGCAAACCCAGGAAATGATTCTAGTTTAGTAGGAGATAATTTTACAATTGATGCAACCGGAGGCGGTGGAGGTGCTGCCGCAGTTGTTGGAGGGGATTTTCCTACGTCGCCAGGAAACCCTGGACAGCCAGGAGGTTCTGGAGGAGGTATAGGATCTTCAGGAGGATTTGATGGTGTTGGAGGTTCTGGAAACGCAGGAGGATATTCTCCACCTGAAGGAAATCCAGCAGGTAACAATGCTGATAGCCCACCAAATTTTGGTGGCGGCGGTGGCGGCGGAGCTGGCGCCCCAGGTAATAATGGTGTTGCTAGTGGTGGTGGTGACGGCGGCGCAGGTTTAGCTAATTCAATTTCAGGTTCACCTGTAACTTATGCAGGTGGTGGAGGTGCTTCTACTTATCAAGGTGGAAATGCAGGCTCCGGAGGAACTGGAGGCGGCGGAAATGCTAGAGTTAGTTTTCCAGGTGGTATAATAGGTTTACCAGGTACCGATGGACTTGGTGGTGGAGCTGGAGGTGGAGATGGAACTAAAGAAACTCCAGGTGGTTCACCTATTCCGGGAAATACAGCATCTGGTGGAGATGGAGTAATAATTTTAAGATGTCCAGGTACTGATGGAGCAAGAGTTACAGTAACTCCAGGAACCAATACAAAAACAACTTTACCTGGTGGTGACGTTGTTTGTACATTTACAGTTTCAGGGACTTTAAAAATAGCATAATTATGAAAAAATATTTTGCACAAATAAATGAATCAAACACAGTTGTAAAAATTATAACTGTAGATGCTCAACCTATCGAAGCTCATGGTGGTGATAAATCTGTTGCAGCTGAAAACTGGATGAAAAAAGTATTCAAAATACCTGAAGGACACAAATGGGTTCAAACATCAAAAGATTCTAAAAGTGATTTTAGAAAGCAACCTGCTGGCAAAGGTTACAACTATAATTCAAATTTAGATATTTTTATTGCTCCACAACCTTGTGATAGTTGGACATTAAATAGCAATAATGATTGGGAAGCTCCTATTCCTTATCCTTCTATTACAGAAGGTTATGTAATAAGTTGGAATGAAACAAACCAACAATGGAAAGGTTTTAAAGGAGTTAAAGAGTTAAGTACTTGGAACTCAGATACTAACTCTTGGTCTGATCCTACTCCATAGTATTGATTATTTTCTGTTTTCTGATATAGAAAAATTAGAAAGTTATAAATACAATGAACAGTCCATATTTATATTGGTGGTTTAAAAAAATTTTTAAAAAAGAATTTTGTGAGGCAGTGATTAATCATGCGCTTCAAAAACAAGAAAAAATGGCTCTTACTGGGTTTTTAAAAAATTCTGATAAACTTACAAAAAAACAATTAAAAGATTTAAAAAAAATTAGAAATTCAAATGTCATTTTTTTAAATGATAGATGGATTCGAAATGAAATAGTTCCTTTTATATCAAAAGCAAATATGGATTCAGGTTGGAATTTTGACATAGATTATTCTGAAGACATGCAATTTACTGTTTATAAAAAAGATCAATTTTATAATTGGCATCAAGATGCTTGGGATAGACCATACACAGATCATGAAAATAAAAATGTTAATGGTAAAATGAGAAAATTATCTTGCAGCGTTGTACTTTCAGATTCAAAAAATTATAAAGGTGGAGAACTTTTATTTGAAGAACAGAAAAGAACATTTAATAAAAAACCAAAAATCATAACTTGTAAAGAAATAAAAGAACAAGGTTCTATGGCTGTATTTCCAAGTTATATATGGCATAAAGTAAAACCTGTAACACAAGGAATCAGGTATAGTTTAGTAATATGGTTTTTAGGAAAGCCGTTTAAATAATGTTTAAAGATAAAAAATATAAATTAATTAAAAAAGCTTTTTCTAAAGATGTAATGAAACTTTGTGAAAATTATATTTTATTAAAAAATAAATGTTATGATATTTTATCTAATGAAACTTATTTAAGTCCATATAATAAAGATTGGGGTTATTATGAAAGTAGTACAGCTCAAGTGCCGGAAACATATGCATGTTATGGTGATTTACTTGCTGATTCATTGTTAAATATATTTAAATCAAAAATAGAAAAAATAACTGGTCATAAATTATATAATTCTTATTCTTATTTGAGAAACTATAAACAAGGAGATGTTTTAAACCCACACGTAGATAGACCACAATGTGACATATCCACAACTGTTTTTATTGGAGGGTCCAAATGGCCGTTTTATTTAAAAGATGGAAATAAAAAAGTATCAGTCAATCTTGATATTGGAGATTGTTTATTATATAAAGGTGAAGAAATTGAACATTGGCGAGAACCTTTAAGAGGAAAAAATTGTGTTCAAATCTTCTTACATTACGTAAGAGATAAAAAACAAGAATATGATGAAAGAATATATTTAGGATTACCTAATAAGTTTTCTTTTAAAAAAGGAAAGTATAAGAATGAACTTTGAATACATAAGTCCCTTATTTCCATCAGTAGTGGTAGGAAATATTTTAAATATAGATAATAAAAAAATTTTAAGAAATTTAAAAAAAGTTAATTATATACAATCAAATAAACATTTGAATATAAAACAAGCTACTAATTTTATTAGTAAAGATTTATCTATATTAAATAATTTTTCTGATTTAAGAGAATTAATAAATACTAATGTTCAAGATTATATAAAACAAATTTTAAATTCAAATTTAAATTTTAAATATACAAATAGTTGGTCAACAAAAATTCCCAATGATTGTTTTTCTTTTTGTCATCATCACACTAATTCTTGGTTAAGTGGAGTTTATTACCCAGATGAGCATAAAAATTTTTCTATAACTTTTGAAAACCCTTTAATTTCTTTTTGGAATATAGATGGCACTATAAATAAATATGAAGAACATAATAGTCACAAATGGACTTTTCCCATTAAAAAAAACTTACTATTAATATTTCCTAGTTATTTAAAACATTCAGTAGATATAAATAAAAGTAAAAAAGATAGATATAGTATTGCATTTAATATTTGGCCTAGCGGTTCTTTTGGGACAGGAGATTCTAGAATTAATTTAGATGGGTAAAATAATACAAATTTCTAAAACTTTAAATCCAACAAATCCTTTTTGTTTTGTTTTTAATTATTTTCTATATGAAAATGATATAGAGGATAAAAAATATATTAATCAATTAAAAAAATTAATTTTAAAAAAAGAAAAAAGTATAATTAAAAAACATCCTTTTACTAGTGATAGTGGAACAGGGGTTGGTAAACATTCTTTAACAGGAAGATCTTCAGAATATAATGTGTTAGATTGGAAAGAGTCTGAAAAACTAAAAAAATATATAAAAAAAGCACATGATGATTTTTTAAAAAACCTTAATATTAAACCAGAAAAAAATATCTATGTTCAATGCTGGGCTAATGTTTTAAGGAAAAAGGAAAGATTAAAATATCATTCTCATTCTCCTTTAAACAACAAATATGGTTATTTATCGGGACATATTTCTATTCATGTTGATGATACTAATACTTATTATGTAGATCCTATTACAAAAAATGTAATGCCCCATAAAAATGTAGGAGGAAGAATTACATTATTTCCGATGTGGTTACCTCACTATACAGATACAATTAAAACCAATATAAATAGAATCACCATTGCTTTTGATATACATCCAGAGAAAGGTTGGATTGAAGATATTTATGATTACAAAAAAAGTCATTGGATCAAAATATAAATTAGGAATCGTAGGAAGTGGAAGTGCTGGAATATTAAGCACTTTACATTTTTTAACTTTTTTAAATGATGATTGGAATATTTATAATATTCATGATCCTAATAAATCAATTTTAGGTATAGGAGAAAGCACAAACCCTATTTTTATAAAAGCTTTACAAAATTCTATAAATTTTAATTTATTAACTGATTTAAAATATTTAGATGGAACATTTAAGTTTGCTACTGTTTTTAAACAATGGAGAGATAAATATTTTTATAGTCCTTTAATAGGTGGAAATATTGCTATTCATTTTAATACTAACAAATTACAAGATTTTATTTTTAAAAAAGTAAAAAATAAATATAAAAATAAATTTAAAGAAATAAAAGGTAATGTATTAAACATAAATAACAATATAGATTCAGTTAAATTAAACATAGATAATAAACAATATGAATTTGATTTTATAATCGACTGCAGGGGATTTCCTAAAAAATATGATGAATATACTTTATGTGATTTACCTCTTAATCATTGTTTAGTACACAATGTAAATGAATCTGGAAATTGGAATTATACTGGACATGTTGCAACTAAGAATGGCTGGATATTTCAAGTTCCTTTAACAAGCAGACAAAGTTATGGTTATCTATATAATGATACTATCACTAATAAAAAAGAAGCCTTAAAAGATTTTGAATCTGTCATTAAACATAAAATAAAAAAACCTGTAGAATATAAATTTAAATCTTATTTTTGTAACAAAGTTTTAAACAATAGAATTTTAAAAAATGGTAACCAGGCTTTATTTTTTGAACCCATGAGTGCTAACTCATTATATTTGTATGATAGTATCAATAGAAATTTTTTTGACTATTTAAATAATCATACAAGTGAAATGCAATTAAATAATGATATTATTAAAAAAGCAAGAGAAGTAGAGGAGATGATATGTTTTTTTTATCATGGAGGAAGTATTTTTAATACTAAATTTTGGAAACAAGCTAAACAAAAAACAAGTAAAATATTGAAAAAAGGTTTTAATTTAAAACGATGTATTGATGATTTTAAAATACATGGTAAAAAAGAAAACATTAATAATGTTAAAGGATGGTTATTTGATCCTAGAGTATTAATAGAAATAGATAAAGAATTTAACTACAATTATTTTAAATGATAAAAGAATATAATTATAAAAATATACTTTCTGAAAAATGGAATAAAGATTGTATAAAACAAGTTAAAAAAATATTTGAAAAACACAAATGTTGTCTACTTTATTCTGCATGTACTCATCCTAAAAATCAAACTCATGCAAATTTATTTCAAGAAAATAGGTCTGAATTACATAATCATTATACATTTATAAAATTAAAAGAAACATATTTTGATGCGTTAAAGAAATATTTAAATACAAATACTTTTAATTATAGTTATCTCAATGCGTGGTGTTTTATGACAAAAAAATATCAAGTGATAAATAAAAATAACTGGCATATTCATCATGAACAAAATATAAAAAATGATTTTGAAATTGGAGCAACTTTATATTTACATAATACAGAATTAACAACAGAATATAATATTGATGGTAATATTGTTAAACCCAAAGTTAAAAAATATCAATGGTATGTTTGGCCAGCGAATATATCTCACAGACCTGAACCTGGTATTTCTAAAAATGAAAGATTTGTAATTGCAACAACAATTGGAATAGTGAATGAAAATAATAGATAATGTTTTAGATAAAGAATATTTTTTAAATTTTAAAAAAGAAATTATGTCTCCAAATTTTCCGTGGTTTTTAAATTCATATAGGGTGTTTGAAGATGATAAGGATAAACAGTTTACTCATACTTTTTATAGAGACTATACAATACAGTCTAAATATTGGAATCAATTATATCCTGTTTTATTGAAATTAAAAGCTTTAGCTTTTGTTAGAATAAAAGCTAATTTAAATTTAAAAAAAAACATTAACTACAGAAGTAAAATGCATAAGGACTATGAAATACAATCTAAAAATTATAAAAGTGCAATCTTTTATATTAATACCAATAATGGATACACCTTATTTAAAGATGGTAAAAAAGTAGATTGTGTTGAAAATAGGTTATTAATTTTTAATAGTCATAAAGAACATTGCGCTGTTGATTGTACAGATCAAGATACTAGAATTGTAATAAATATTATCTATTGTGATTAAATCTTTGTAACTATGTCTTTCAATCTAGCTCTTAAAATACCTATGATATTTGCATACTGTTCATTAATTTTTATTAAGGTCTCCTGATGAAGTTCAAGTTTTTCAATTCTTTCCTTAAATTGTTTATTTAACCCAACTTCAGAGTTTTTGACAGCTCTTTCCATTTCAATTTGCTCTTCTAGATATTTAATTTGTTCATCTTTGGTGTACATAATATATCTTCTTTATTTTCTATTTTCTGGTATATATAGTATAAATTACTAAAATTGTCTAGAATAGCTTAATCTTTATAGATATAGGGTATTAGTGTATAATACTGTCATGCCATTAACAAAAGTACAGTTTGCACCAGGATTTAACAAACAAGCATCAGACTCAGGGGCTGAAAACCAATGGGTTGATGGGGATTTTGTTAGATTTAGATATGGTATGCCTGAAAAAGTAGGTGGATGGCAAGAGATAATGAACAAAAGACTTGTTGGAGCTGCAAGAGATTCACATAGTTGGGCTGATTTAGACGGCAGAAGATACATAGCTTTTGGTACAAACAAAATTTTATATGTGTATGACGGTGATGATTATTATGACATTACTCCTTTTGATACTTCACTTGCACAATCAGGTTGCGATATTACTACTACGAATGGTTCAACCACGGTTACAATCACATGCCCCGCGTCTCACGGTCTCGAACCAGGTGACATCTTAACTTTTGAAAATGCAGGTTCTTTCACAGGAGGACAAACATCTTATACAGCAACTGACTTCGATGACGTTTTATTTGAGGTACAGTTAGCTCCTACTACAACTACCTTTACAATTATCATGCCTACTGCTGAGACGGGTACAGGAGCAACAAATGATGGAACACTTGATACTAAACCTTACTACAAAGTCGGTCCTTTGTTACAAGCATACGGGTTTGGATGGGGTACAGCTTTATGGGGTGGATCGACTTGGGGTACACCAAGAACAACTTCAAACGCTGTATTAGATCCTGGTTCATGGTCATTAGATAACTACGGTGAATTATTAATTGCAACTATTAAGAACGGTCAAACTTTTTCTTGGGATCCAAATAGCGGTGTAGCAACGAGAGCAACTATATTATCTGGAGCTCCTACTAAATCTGTTATGAGTATGGTATCTGATAGAGATAGACATTTAATTGTATTGGGAACAGAGACAACTATTGGATCACCAACTACACAAGATAAAATGTTTATAAGATTTTCAGATCAAGAATCATTAACGGATTATACAGCAACATCAACAAATACAGCAGGGTCTTTTAGAATAGATAGCGGTACTAAAATTGTAGGTGCTGCGAAAGCAAAAGACTACATTTTAATACTTACTGATACATCTGCTTATCTAATGCAGTTTGTAGGTCCACCCTTTACATTTAGTATAAGACAAGTCGGATCTAACTGTGGCTGTGTTGGTCAACATTCAATTGTTTATGCAAATGGTGCGGTATATTGGATGTCGGATTCAGGTGGTTTCTTTGTATTCGATGGAACAGTTAAATCATTAGGTTCTCTTGTAGAAGACTTTGTGTTTCAAACAAATGATGGTGCACCAGGCTTTAACTTTGCAAATGGATCTGAACTTACTTTTGGATCACATAATAGCTTGTACTCAGAAATATATTGGTTCTATGCAACAGCTAACTCAAGTTATGTAAATAGATTAGTCACGTATAATTATGCAGAAAACAATTGGACAACTAGCACTTTGGCTAGAACTACATACGAAGATGCACACGTATTTGGTGAACCGATAGCCACTGAATTTTCTGCTAGTCTTGCACCAACAACTCCAACTATCCAAGGAGTGTCTAACGGAGCATCAAGAGTATTTAATCATGAGATCGGTACAAATGAAGTATTAGCTGATGGTACAATTAATGCTATTCCTGCATACATTAAGTCTGGAGACTTTGATTTAGATGCTCAGGGAGATGGAGAATATTTTATAAAAGTCAGAAGATTTATACCTGACTTCAAATACATAAATGGTAATGCAAAAGTAACATTAGAGTTAAGAGATTATCCGGCGAACATACAAGTAGGTTCACCGCTTGGGCCATTTACAGTTTCATCAACTACAGATAAAGTAGACACAAGAGCAAGAGCAAGACTTGCTGCAGTTAAAATAGAAAATGATGGAAAAGATGAAAGCT